ACCAAGTCTTTTTATCGGCATCAGTTAAGTTGTCCCAATACAATTGGTTCTGAACATTAGTAATCTGTTTTATGTGGTCAAATAGTGTTTTTGTTTTCATTGTGAATAACCTTTAGATATAAATAAGTATCTTGTATGAATCTGAAAATGTAAATTATTTAAAAGAGTTTCCAAGAATCCAAGTGACTATCGAATATCTAACACCACTTGTTACTGGTCTAACTCTATGTCCTAAGTATGCTGGAAATAATATTAGTGAACCTTTTTTTCTTGAACCATAACAATTATCATCTCCTTTATCATTTGACATACTAAATTCAAACTCTCCACCCTCATAATCATTTTCATCACTTAGTTGAATTATCGCTGTTATCTTTCTTAGTGAAGTAGAACAATCACCTATGTCTAAATGCCAGTCATACTTGTCGGTGTTTTGGTATCTTAAAACAACGATATCCTCTAATTCATATGGTTTTTTCAAGTCGAATTGAAAATTAAGTAAATTAGACATCTCACAAGCCATTACTATATTTTTTGTTAACTTGAATCCGTCTGACAAAACCACATCATTTTTTAATCTTATCTCTTGAACTTTTCTAACATCTTCATTTATTACATCCGAATCATCTCCTTTATAAGTTCCTGCAACGGTAGATTTCTGTGAGTTAGATTGACCAAACTTTTCTATCAATTCATCACATTGTTTTGGTGTTAAAAAGTTTTCTCTGTGTAATACAAACTGAAAGTTTTTTTTCTTTATCATCTGAAAGTTTTCCCTTTTATCCAAGTTAACATTGTATATCTATCTTTGTCATAAAATTGTAATACTTTGTGTGCTGCAAAAGCTGGAAATATTACTATCCTACCTTGTTTTGATTCTATTTGTTCGTTCCAAATCTGTAATCCACCACCCCAATAGTCATCATTTAAAAAAATAACTGATGTGAGTTTTGTGTTAATATCTACTAATCTTCCTGGCCCTGCTGCAAAGTCTGAGTGTAGTGTTTCTTCTTCTTTGAAAACTCCCTTTTTATAATACTTTCCCTCTTGTAATTGAATACAATCAATATCAAAATTGTAATGTATATTATTTGAAAGTTCCATAATCTTCCAAACTTTATTTAAATATTTATCTTCTTTGAGTTCTACATCTTGTGTGGATTCTGAATTATCACGATTATTATCAATTATTTCTATAACCTCTTCACACTCACTCTGAGATAAAAAATTATCTCTTACAAGATACCATTGAAAGTCTTTGCTCATTTAAAGTGATTTCCCACGAATAGTTCTTGTATAACATATCTTGTTCCCTTGGTAACTGGTGTTACATTATGAGATAAAAATGTTGGAAATATAGTTAAAGAACCTTTTAGTTGATTCATTGTATACCACTCTTTTGTATGTTTATCTTGAATACCAAATTGAACTTCTCCACCCTCATATTCACTTGGGTCTGTTAGTTGGATTATTGCTACAAGTTTTCTAATTGAACAACTACCCGCGTTGAAATCCGTATGCCAACCATAAAATCCACCCTCGTGATACTTTATGAGTTTCAATTCATCATCGGCACCTTCGATATCAAATTTAAAAACTCCTTGATTTACCATTTTTACGACTTGATATATTTTGTCTTGTAGCCATTTCCAATCTCCATTACATTTATCTGGTCTGTAAGGATTAATTGGTTGGTCAAATAAATACCATTCTTCAGTAACTCTTATCTCTGGTATAATCGCTGCTTCACCCTTTTCACCACCGACTCCACCTACAACTTTTTGTTCTGTGTTAGATATTTGTTCTATCAACTCATCACATTTTTCGTGTGATAAAAATGTAGGTATTTGAATTGAATATTTGAAATCTTTATTCTGTATCAAACTCATCAGAAACTAAAACCCTATTTGCGAAATAATTTTTACCATTATCAGTTCTATTGATATTGTACGTAATTTTTTCCACATTATTTACCTCTATATTGACAACTTTTCTTTCTTGTAATTCATCATTTAATACTACATCACCAATAGCTAATGGTCTGTAATCTGAATCTACTTCAGAATCCCCCACTATATAAAACGGGTGGTCGTCAGTTGCCTCAATTTTTGTATTGTCATCAAATTTGTATATAACCATATTGTCGTGTAGAACTTTTACGGTTTCTAACACTTTTGAATTCTGTATTTTGCCAGTTTCTACATCATATGTTTTTATCATATCGTTTGGTCTGACTTTACATATCTCTTGATATGTTCCGTCTGATAATGTAATCATAGTGTCAAAAGTGAAACAAAAACTTCCTTTGTTATGAACTAACATATCGTTAGCAAAATAATTTTTATGTGTTTCTACACCTAATGAGTATGTTTGAACTGGATTGATGTCCTCTTGGATATCAGTTATTTCAGTTTCTATGATTATATCGTCTTGAAGTTCTAAACATTTATCCCCAACTTCTAATTGTTCAGATTTGATGTCATATCTTTTTTCTGTCCATTGTGGTTTGTAAGATGACCAACCTTTTCCAACTACCCAATATGGATGGTCAAATGTATTTCTACTTTTCTTATCACCAAAACTAATCTCTATGATATCTGCGTGTGTTGGTGTTTCAATGGACGATACTTTACCCACTTTAATTTCTTTTGTTTCAAAGTCATAATTTTTAATTTCATCACCTACCTCAATAAGTTCTATTGCTTTTGTAGTTCCGTCTCCCATTGTGATTGGTGTCCCTGCTACAAAACAAATTGGTGGAATATTGTGAACCAATATATTTGATTGAAAGTATGTATCAATATCCTCGACATTTAGTCCGTAAAATGTTTCATCTGATAAAACATTAGTTTTTGATGTGATTTCTAACTCACTACCATCACTATTTAAAAAGTAATCTCCGATTGCTATATCAGTTGATTGTTTCCAACTCCAAGTGTCTCCTGTTTTACAAAAGAACTTTCCGCCTCCGTGCATTGTATGTGGAACCGCAGGAACTTTTATACTTCCGTTTATTAAATAATACCCATAACTTTGCTTATTTATTGTTTCAACAACAATAGAACCAGAAGAAAATGAACCACTTAAATCTGTTGTTGTATAACTTTCCCAACTTATACCTTCTGATTCATCTGGCATACCAAGTGGTTGATATGATTTGACAACATCACCGACTTCTACATCTTGGATTTGTTTTGTTGAATTGTCATACATATTGATTAAACTTCCACTCGCTACTATTCTTAGGAATCTTGGTTGTGGGTGATATGATTCACTTCCTGACATAATGAACCTACTTGAGTAATTTACACTTTGGTCAACATCTTGTCCAGCGTTTATAATCTCTGTTGGTGTCACCCAATAATATTTTTTACTCGTAAGTAAATGTCCTCTTCCACTACTATAACTACCACTTGATATTATAAACTTTTCAGTTATGTTTCCATTGTCTACCGCATCTTGATAAGTAGTAGTGCCTGATTGATATTTTTTAAATCCTATATTACCACTTCCTAATGATGAGTGAGCACTTGGATTTTTTATCACATAGTCTGGAAAATTAACATTAGGTGTATAGTTATCTTTATCAAATAAAGGTATTAAGCTTGCACTTTCAGGTGATGATGATAGAATATTTCTAAAAGAACTTTTGTTAAACGAACCACTTGCGATGTTAAATAAGGTATCATCACTAAACCAAGGTGTTTGCATAAATAAATGGAAACTACCTGTATATTGATTTTGTCCTCTTTGTGAAAAATATGGTATCGATACATCTTCTGTAAATTCAAAACTTGAACTAATGTTATGTCTAGCAAAACTTGCACTAATTAGTGGTTGTTGGAATGATGAAGGATTATGTTTTACATTATCGTCTTGTCCATAAATATATGCTGTTGTGCAACTTTGAGATACTGCATAATCTGAAATTTTATCAAATGTATCTTGTTGTCTTGATAGTTCACCACTAACTCCACAAGCAGTGTTCATTTCACTAAAATAAATATTATTAGAACCCGTCTCTATGAAGTAATCAACACCCATAAGGATACTAACATTAGTGTTTGATGGCCAACCACCTGCACTTCCTGTAATATAATTTAATAGATTTGTTATTTTTGTTTCAGCTGACATAATTTTCTCCTAAGAATAAATATCTATTTAGTCCATTTTAGTAAAGATATTCTCTTTCATAACCGATAGTGCTGGCGTATTCCAATCTTCTAACTTAATCATAGCGGTATCGTATCCTTGTTGTTTAATTTCATTACACCTTAACCACACTAAATCGCTACCTAATCCTTTGTTTCTATGTTCTGGCATCACATAACGATTGCATAAATAAGGATATTTTCTATTCCAATCTATAAAACACCAACCACCTTCAACTAAATAAAATGACCAATTATTTTTTAATCTGTATTTTAAATCAGGTAAAGTCCATTCTTTAAACCAATCTTTACCAAACGAGTCCTTGAATTGATTTAACTCTTTTAAAATATCTATTTGAACCTCGTTCCATTTCATTTGTTCCCAATCGTTGAACTCTTGAAATTTTGGAACTTCTCGTGTTTCGTAATTACTTAAATCTATCTTGTAATACATTTGTTAATCCTATTAATAAGTATTTAGCCAATCTTTTATGTTGTTCTTCCGTTGGATGAATTTTATTCTCTACCAATGTCATAATCTCCATTGAGTTTAGAAATGAGTCTGGTAACATATCAAGTTCATTTTCTATTGGCATAAACTGAATTAGTTCGTGTCCGAATTGTTTACATAAAGAATCTACACTCCAAATATACCTTAATAACTTTTTATTATCAACATCATCATTTTGAAATTTTGCATAATACTCTGACGAATAGACTATACTTTCTTTTTTTGAATTCTGTTTCTTAAAATCGGTATTGAAATCTGGTACAATTCCTCTAAACATATTTTTTTTCTCACTCCAATATTCTGTTCTATGTGGAAAAGTCCATTGTATAGTGTAAATAGTCTTCTTTTTATTATTTATCAGGTGGTCAAAGAATGTTCTAAAGATTCTGTCATTACTACCACCTCTCCAACCATTGTTCTCAACTTCAAAATCTAAAAACGAACCCAACACATAAGGATAACTTTTTTTAGATGCTTTTTCGTATTTTAATTTGAGTGGCATATAGTTTCGTTTGTCTGATTTATCATTAAACCAATCTGGCAAATCATCTAACTCTTCACCAAATGTGAAACTACAACCAAATGAAGTTATTTGCATTTTTCCTCTATAATTTTCTTTAATTTTTCGGCATATCTTTTATGTGATTCTTTCCCTGGATGTAACATATCAGCTGCCATATCAAATACATCAAAGTGAACATCAAAGTGTTTTCGTGGTAAGTCCCCTTCCCAAGTCCCCCATATAATTTTATCACGACCTATGATTCTATTTAGTAATTCATAGTTATGTAAAAAATTGAAGTAGTGATTGTATTCATTTATATCGGTTTGTTCTTTTATCTGCCACGACCTTAAGACTGCGCCATTGTCATCAAACCAAGTTCTTCTAAAAAAGTGTGGAATCGTAATAATAAATATCTGTCGTCTTGATTCTGGTATGTAAACTTCTGATAAAGTCTTAACTGCAAAATCTAAACCTGTTCCACCTGCTCCATAGTTATGAACTGCCGTGTTTTCATCACCCAATAAATGTGGAAAAGCTTCTTTTTGTTCTAAACCCCAACCATAAGTCCAACTACAACCAAAAGTATAGATTTGTCTTCTAGCGTTTTTGTCATTAAAGATTGGGTCGTGTTGTCTTCCACCCTCTAAACTACCAAAATTATTCTCATAAATATTTAATGCCCGTTCGGTTCCATTTTTATTTACTCTGTAATTATCATAGTAAAACTTTTCTACATTATGTATAATTTTTTTATTCATTTATTAACATTGGTTTAGATTTATAATTTCTTGTTAGTTGCTTTTTTGTAGGATATGTAAACTTATATCTATAAAGTCCATCTATAACTTTTTCATATTCTTTTACTTGTTTTATTAATTCGTCATTGACAATTAGTTTGAAGTCAATGTTTAGTTTTTCTACTACAAATTTTTCAATACCACTACCTACACCCCAAGCACTTGGATAGTTTTCGTAAATATATAAAGGTTCTGTGTCCCAATGTGATATATCAATTAGTAATCCATACTTTGCACCAATAATTCTGGCTTGATGTAATAAATTTCTTACCTCTTTGTAATCTGGTTTACCTGTTAAGATTAAGTCTATGTCGGTAGTTTCCCAATCCTCTAAGAATCCACCCGTCAGCCAAACTTTGTAATTGTCTGTTTCTGGCACACTAAGAAATTCTTGTTTCCATTGTTGAAACAATTTATCTGTTGGTTTATTATTTGGAAGAGTGAATGTTAATTTACCAATTTTAAACTTATTGTATTTAACCTTCTTGTCCAAGTCCAGTTTGCTCCAACATATTTTGTGGAATAGTTCCACAATTACCACAACTAAATACTTGCATTGGAACTATGGCCTCTTTACCAGTTGGTGACATAACTGCAGATATTTTCTTTAAGAAGAATGCTTGTATGAAAGATGCGTTTCCACAATTTTCACAAACAATTGTATCTGCTTTTGATATGTCTACTTGTAGTCCGTCTTGCCTTGGTGGCATTCCTTTTGGATGACTACTCATTTAATACTCCCTATTATTTCTACAAACATAGCCATAACATTAATTTCTTTATCCACTACAACTGCGTCTGATTGTTGATATTTTGACAAGATTAAAATACACTCAGCTATATGACCGGTTCCCCAATCATCTACCGTATCAAACAACAATCTAAACAAATCTGAAAAGTCTGATACTTTTGAATCTGCTAATAATTGTCTGATGTTTTGAAATGAATTTTTCTTGTCCTGCGTTTTCAGTATGTCTAATACTTGTAACTTGTAATCATTTTGAACCATTGTGTTTTCATCAATTACTAATTCACTATTTACCACTTGTCTTTGTGCACCATTAATTACTCGTCTAATATCCGGATAACCTCCATTAACAATAGTAGCTATATTTTTAATGTCATAACTAACATTTTCATCATCCAAAATATTTGCTAAATGTTGTGCAACTTGTTTTCTATCTGGTGGAACTATCTGGAATGATTGACAACGACTTTGTATCGGGTCAATGATTCTTTCCACATAATTACAAGTCAATATAAAACGACAATTCTTAGAGAAAGTTTCCATAAGATTACGAAGTGCTGCTTGAGCGTTTGGTGTGATGTAATCACACTCATCCAAGATAATCACTTTCATATCTTTGAAACCTAATGTTGATGCGAAGTTCTTGACTTTCTCACGAACCACATCTACTGAATTCTCATCAGATGCGTTTATATATAGATAATCACAATCAATGTTATTGACAATGAGTTTTGCCAGAGTAGTTTTACCAGTTCCCGCTTTACCAAACAATAATAAATGCGGAACATCACCACTCTCAAGATATACCGACACCTTTGATTTTAAATGGTCATTACCAATGTAATTATCTAGTGATGTCGGTCTATATTTTTCAACCCACAATGTGTGTTTTATATTGTCCATTAATTAACCGCTTGTGTTGACACCAAGAAATATTCTGAATCATAGTTGTCGATTGAGAATTTAATTCTTGATAACCCTGCTGAACTAACTTCAAGTGTCGCACTTTCACAATCTTTATTTGCATTTAAGATTGATGCGAACATATTTGCATTGAAACTGATTGGTTCAATGTCTGCTTGTTTTGTAGTTTCTACTGGTATCGTTACACGATTAGATGCGATACTTGCATATCCAATGACGATTTTAGTTTCGCCATTCTCAGTCAAAATAGTAAATGTTTCAGCTTCTGATAAAGCGCTTTTACCACTTGTAAATGTGTTGATGAAATATGGGTCTACCTTAATACCTAACTCAAATGAATCTGGTAGATTCTTAAGTTCTGGTGGCGTTGGTATAACTGATAAATCACTCAACATATACTTTGACTTTGTTTTTCTTTTTGTATCTTCAAACTCCATAGAAATAAACTTATCACCAGATTGAGATAAATTAAGTTCAACATCATCACCTAATACTGATAGCAAACTTGATAGTTGTCCTGTATTATATACACCTAATTCACAAGGCGCCAGATGATTGAACTTACTTAATGTCACACTACCAACAACTGACTTATCGCCTGAGATAAATCTTGTTGATAATGAACTACCATTTGAAGTCCATTTTGTTGATTTAATTTCTCCACCCAATGTGTATTTTGTAATGAAGTTTGTTAGTTGATTTTTATTCATAACCTTTTACTCCTTATTTTTCAATTATAAATATCATTTGTTAATCTTAAAACTTAAATTATTTTTAGAAGAATCTACTCATCGATGTTGTGGTGTCCTCTACTCCGCCCCAGTTTAGTGCTTTATAAAACATACCAATCTTTTTATTCATAGCTTGTTCAAACATTTTGTTATGGTCTATGTAGTTTTTAATCATATCTAAAATCTGTGGTGGGTCTTCATAACCTTTGTATGCAATAGTTTCAAATCCAAATTCATTTTCTTTTAGATACACCCATTTAATTTTTTCTCCGTTAGATATCTTTGTATATTTTCTACCCTCATACCAATGTTCTAACAATGAATTATAATTGATTGCTGCTTTCACGTGAACTGGTGTTCCTTTTTTGTAGGTAGCGAATGGATTATCGTCGTCTTTAATCTGATACTTTCCGATACCTTTTACACCGATTGGATTTGCCATAACATCAAAGTGTAATGAAGTCATATTTCTTTTGAATACTGATATTCTTTCGTCGACCTTTTCTTTAGGAACATCTGCTAATATATCCTCTAATACACTACCCAATAAATCTTTCATAGCGACTGCAAAATTACTTCTTACGGTATCTAATCCTTTAACGTGAATCTTATCACATTTTCTACCCGCATCATTTATGATTCGTAATCCATATCGTTTCTTCGTAATGAACAAACCAGATTTAGCGATTACTTCTTGTTTAATATCAAACACGTGGTCTGTTACATTACAAAACTTCTTACCAAAGTAATCATAAGATTTATTTAAATAGTCTTGAACCTCCCCGCATATTTCTGAAATCCTTTGTGTCATCATTGTTTCAGTTAGTTCTTGATTAGGGAATCTTTTTTTAACTAATGGAACTGCGGATGCGAAAATAGAGTCAGTATCAATGTAGATAACATAGTCTTCTGAGTCCTCTAACTCTTTGTTATAAAAATGATTTGTAATCTTTTTACTAAACTTAATTAACGATTGACCCGTGGTGGTAGTGGCTTCTGCATTATCCAAATCATAAAACCTAAATACTGGTAACCCTAATACACCATATAATGAATTCAACACAATCTTTTGGATATGTTGTCTTCTATCAAAGTATTCTTCTTTTTCTTTATCGCCTTCATCGTGAAACTTCTTAACAAGTTTTCTCATCTCGACTCTTTCATTGAACCACTTTTCTAACAATGCAGGTATCAAACCTTGTTTGTCTGTTCTATACATTATTCCATTACTAGAAATAGAAACTTTAGCTTCATCAAAATATTGTTGAAGTTCTCTCTCAGTCATCTTACCCATTTCTTTTTCATTCTTACCAATTAATGTATAGGTTTTGTTATTATTATTTTTTAAGAACTCCTCAGCGTCCCAACCCACAACCTTACCAATCTTAGACTCTGGTGAAATATTTAATGAACGAATCACACTCGGATACATTGAAGTGATATCTAAATCATAAACCCAATCGTGTTTACCTGATTGTGGTTCTTGAACATAAGCACCTGTAAACTTTTCGTTATCAAACTTTCTTGGTCTTGGTGGTTTGTTAGGTGCAACTACACCAATCTTTTTTAGATAAACCAATATAGCTCCTTCTAACCAACGACTTGACATAGAAACATCTTCATAAGGAACATGCCCTAAGTGAGCGATACCTCTTGATATCTCAATTAGTTTTAATTTCTTTTCTAATTCTACTAATATCTTTACATCTCGGATATTATAATCAATAAATGTCTGTAAGTCTGTCTCATATAAATCATCTAGTGTTCCCTCATATTCAACCTTTTTCATACCGACCTCTTGTTGTCCAATGTAATCTAAACGATAACTTGATTGTTGAGTGAATGTAAATTGTTTATACAATAATAAATAATCTAATGATGATACACCTGCAATTCTGTGTTTCTTTGTAAACTCACTATAATTAATTTCTGATATTGGTGATAGTAAACTAGCTACATTTGCACCTAGAACTCTGATGGCTCTATTATATAGATAAGGGATATCAAAGAAGTCTGAGTTCCAACCACTAATAATAGTTGGTCTGATTTCTAAATACTTTTGATAGAACTTATTTAACATTTCATATTCAGTAGAGTAGAACTCAACTATCTGGTCATCTTTGGAATAATTTTTTAATCTTTCTTTCGGGTCAAATACATAAGTAAAATATTTTTCTGTCATAGAATCATAGAGTGCTATGGATGTGATTGGGTTCTGTGCTTTTTCGATGTCTGGGAATCCGTCCGTAACCTCAACCTCTATATCAAAGAACATCACTCTATGACCGACCGATGGTTCGTCTGAATCACCATACTGGTCTACTAAAAATCTTGTCATAGGTGGAACATCTGACTCGTGAAGTGTTGGGTCGTCTTTGTCGTAGTTTGTAACTCTTTTTAACCTGTCTCCATACAAAGAAACATGCTGTCCATTTGAGTGTTTTACATAAGCATATTTATTATAAGGGACTACAAGATAACCTTTTTTGTCATCCCATAAGTGAAACTTTTGTTTTTTTACATCAAACCAGATATTTTGATACAAGTATAACTCCTTTTGGTTGTAAGATTCCGTTAATAAATATACAAATAAAACTTGTAAATGTCAAGTATTTTTTATAGGGGGCGACATTTCTGCCGCCCCTTAGAATTAGAAGTTGATTGTCAAACC